CACAGTAACTTTCTCGATCGAGAATGCCATCTGTGGGAAAGCAGTGTTACCGTCAGTGCCGAGAGCCTCAGCCTGGAAAGTACCCATACCAGAACCAGTGTTATAGGTATTAACCGAAGTCATTGGTGAAGTGTTAGTGGCACCTGGAAGAGTACCAACGAACTTCTGACCGAAAGTGTTAGAACCGTTAGTAACAGTCGCGAACGAAGTATCAACCTCGTTGTAGAAAGTTTCTGGGCCAGCGTTATTGAACGAAGTGTTGTTTGCATAACGTGAACGCATAGCAAAGATCAGGCCAGTTGGACCAGTCATTGGCTGCACGCCACAGATGTCGTATGCAATCAGGTTAGGCATAGCACGACGAACCAGCGAAATAAGAACTGGATCGAAAGTGTCGATACCGCCTGTGCCAGCTGTAGACGAAGAAGCGCCCATCAGGTTGGCAGGGATTGAAGAAGTAGTCTCTGACAGAGTCTGATAAGAACCATGAGCAGCAGCCTCAGTAAGAGCCTTCTCAGTGTTCTCAAGCATAACTGCAGTTACCGAACGGCGATGCTGGTCCTTAATAGCACCAAGAGCGTCGTGGTCCAGAACCGGAGCCCACTTATTTTGAATTTCCTCAGCTAGATACATTTGTTTTCCTTTCGTAGAAATACTAATTTTATTTATAATATCTTATTTCTTAACGCTTCTGGCGATAGCCTGAACGTAACGATTTACTGAAGGATCGACGCCAACAACCGAAGCGGCAACTTCACCTTCAAATGTTTCTTCTTCGATGTTAGAAGAATGAACCGGAGCCTCACCTACAAAGTAGTTCTCCTTGATAACCTGTAGCTTATTAGCATAAGTTTCCAGGTCGCCATCGAATTCAATACCTTCAATGAGAGCAGCAAACTTTTCCTGCTGTGTCAGTGCTAGGTCGGAAGAAAGTTCTTCAACGATGTCTTGTCTATAAGACTCAACAAGCGTATCTCTTAGCTCTGCATTTTCAGTAATTGATTCATCTAGCTTTTCTTCAAGCGCAGAAACTTTTTCTGCCATTGCTTCAAGAACGTCAACCTTGTCCTCTGGAACATTAATGTAATGTTCAGTGAACAGATTCTTGAGACCTACGATAAACTCTTCAGCGAGCTCGTTACGTAGTGTTGATTCGATAGCAACTTCGTTATCTCTTACCCACTGCTCAACTACGTAGTCGAGGTAAGTATCTAGCTTTGAAGTCATTTCTTCTGAGAAGACAGCCATGTCTTCCATATACTTAGCTTCGTATTCTTCCTCAAGACGTGCAGTCTCAGCAATAAGACGAGCATTAACTGCACCCTCAAACAGAGTAGCTACATCTTCTTTAAACTCTTCAGAAAGATCTTGACCTTCAAAGATGGTGTCAATATCTTCACGAACATTGAGCTTCTTTAACTTTGGCATTGGATCTTTAGTCTTTGGGCCTTTACCCAAAGTTGAATCAATAGAATCCATATTAGAACCTGATTTGTTACCAACTCCATAATCTTTATTAGGACCATATTGGCTCATAACCTTATTGAAAAAGTCAACAAGATCACCCTTGTTCATAGAATTCATTGTGCCCATCATATGCTGCATCATTGAAATCTTTGAACTTGTAATAGCTTTGTCGTCTGAAACTTTACGAGCAGCTGGATGAAGAGAAGAAGCAGCAAGAGTCTCTTCTTCAATTTCTGTCTCTTCTTTACGCATCTTTCCACCTTTACCCATGAACTGAGCAGTAGCTGAGGCAGCAAGATTACGAAGGTCTGACTTAGAAGACTGACCAGGCTGACGGAACGAACGAGAATAACCAACTTTTTCTCTCTTGGTCTTATCCTGTCCAGCAATTCTTGGATTCTTAATGAATTCAGGTTTTTCTTTTTCTTCCTTCATGTCATTCTCAGAATCGTCTTCGTCTTCGTCGTCCTCATCCTTGTCGCTCTTTTTCGACTTGACTTTGAACTTCTTAGATTCGTCTTCATCATCCTCATCTTCATCGTCCTTGGCTTCAAGGACAGCGTCCTCGAGAATCTCGTCTTCATAATCATAGTTATTTTCTAGGTTAGCCATTAGAATAGTCTCCTATTTGAAATCTCTTATTATTTATAAAAATTTATTTCTTACTGTCAATGAAGCCAAATAGTCTTCAAATAGAGCCAGCTTTTGTTCTTCCAACTCTCTTCTCGAAATCTTACGAATATGCTTCTTAGTTTCATGTAGTACTTGCTCATGCCAGGTGTTATGAACTGGATCGTAGAGCCATTCTACATTCTCCATAATACCGTTTACAAAAGCATCCGGAGCCGAAGGATCGGCAACGATATCAGCTGCAGTGGCGATTTTATAATCGTCCTGTACCTGCATTGTTCCGTTATGGTCAGGCTTCAGAGAACCCATACCACGTGAAGACACGCCAAGTTTAGCTCCTGACTTCAACAATCCCTTAGCAATATTGCCCATTGGAGTGTCAGTAATCAGAGCTTTACCAACGTAGTTATCACCGTCTTTCTTGAGATCGATAATTAGGTGAGAAACACGATCAAGATTAATAGCAGGACCAGCAGGATGTCCGAGTTCACCATAACCACGCTTTGGCTTGATGACTTCTTTCATATAACGCTTTACTTCCTTATCAAGAATCTTGACAGGATATATACGTCCGTTACGGTTCTTCTTATTTCCTTGTAGAAATATACCATGTATATAGTGTTTTTTCTCGCCACCGTCCTCACAGGCTTCAGTGACATACTCAACTTCTTCTACAAGTTCGGTAATCAGTTTCATTTTATTATCCCTTATAAGCTACTGGTGCAGCTTTTAGACCTGTGCCTGTTACGAGATCGCCTGTTCTTTTTTGAACAATAACAGGAGCATTATTCTGAATGGTTATAGTAGCATAATTCAATCCATTTGCATACTGCAATGTCATAACTGTAGGAGCAGCAACATTAATAACTCTAATAAGATTAGCGTTTCCTACGTTGTTTGCAGTATCAATAGCTACTTCGTTACCTAATGGTTTGATAATCATTATAGGTTTCCTGTATCTAAGTTACGACCACTTGGTAATTGTGGCTTAGTCTGACCATTCTTAGTGTTAGTGTAATCAGTTTGAGTTTCTTCATGCTTGGCATTGTAATCATTCCATGCCTTACCATAAAGAATACCTTCGCCTTTTTCCTTACCATATTCCTTAGTAAATCTTGATTTATTCTTCTTGATCCACTCTTCTGAATTTTTTGAAGGAGGAGCAGCTTCATGCATTTTCTTTAATGTCTGTGCAAGACGAGCACGCATGCCTTCTTTACCGCCCTTCTTAGCAGCAGCATTCAACTTAGCAGCTGGAATCTTTTCACCTTCTGGAACACCAAGCTCTTTATGAAGAGCACCAGGATGCTTAATAGCTCCCTTGATCCAGTTTTTCTCATCAAGATTCTCAACAGCTTCTTTTTGAATATTCTTAATCTCGCTACCGAGTTTTGATAAGAATGGCTTACCTTCACCAGTCAACTGAGTTGGTGGTTTATCAAAATAGTTCTCAGCAGTTTTCCAAGTGTTCTCTGCATGTCTTACCATTCCTGCAGGTGCAGCGCCTGGCATTGCATCAAGACCAGAGAGCTCGGCGTGCTCTTTCATATTTTTCTTACCGCCCAGGAGTAACTTTTTTTTAGCCTTGGCATGTTTTCCGTGAACTTTACAAGAATCCTCGCCTTGATCACACGTGCATGAAGTGTCTTCATACATCTCGTCATTTGTTCTTGGGTATTTTGCTTGACTCTTAGATGTAGAATAAGGTTCGCCTACGTTACCAACACGATCAGCGTGAACTTGTTTCTTAGCATATTTCTTTAGAAAATCTTTAGTGCCAGACATATGTTCTGGATCCATAAGAAAAGCATCAAGATCAGTAGGCTCTATCTCGCTCTTATTTACGCCCTTCAGCTTATCGCTAAGAAGCTTCTTATCGCCTTTTGGACTAATATCTCTAAGCGGTTTCTTCGCCATTTACTGGTTCCTCTGTATTTGTATCGCCTTCAGGTTCAGGAATGAACTCACCAGGCTTATAGTTATAGAGTTGTTGTGCTATCTGAACTTTCTTGTCTTCAACAGCGGCTCTGATTCTACCAGTGATAATATCATCAAAAGCGGACTCAAAATCGTGAGGCTTAGACTCGGCTGCAGCCACAACTAGATCTTCTAAATCATATTTATTATCTGCCATATGTCACCTTTATTGTGCTTGTTGAGGCGGTTGCTGCTGAGCCTGTTGGTTCTGTGCAACTGCATATTGATTTATAATTGCTTTATTAGCTCTAATTTTCTGAACTGCAGATTTATACTGAGCTTCTTGCTGCATAGTTCTATTAGCAGCGCCTTTTTCTTTCATTTGCTTAACAAACATTTCAGCTTGTTGCAACTCTGCAAGTTTCTGCTGTAGATCTTGATTCTGATTAGGATCTTGTGGTTGTTGATTTGGATCTATACCTTGCTGTTGTGCAAGTTGATTTTGCTGATCAGCCTGAGCTTGTTGATCTGCTTGCTGCTGCATAGCTGCTTGATTTTGTTGTTCGGCTTCTACCATCTGCTGTATCTGTAGAATAGTTGGGTTGACCCAACGTGGTTCTTCAGTCTTAGCCTCAACAACCATCTGAGCGTCTTCTTCTTTAATATCCTCATCAGTCTGTTTAAGAACATTCTTACGAATCCACTCATGCGAATAATATTGACCAGCGATAGGCTGATACTGCTGAGCAAGAGCGATACGACCTTGATTAATCTCAGCGTCTTTCAATTCAGCAAAATAGTTATCTTTAGCAAAATCAAACTTAATCTTGTTCTGAATGGCTTGCCAGTCTTCAACAGTTGTAATGCCTTTAAGCACCAACTGCTTCTCAAGCAACTTAGTGAACATCTGAGAAAAACGCTGTCGAAGGCGAACAACAAACTTAACGAACTTCAATTCGTCACGTGTAATTTCAGTTGCTCTACCAACGGAAAACAAAGCGTCAGAGTTTAATCTCGAAACGGGGACGTTGAGCGTCTGGAGGAATTTCTTTTGGAAATAAAGAACGTCATCCATCTGACCCAATGTCTGGCCACCTGGAAGAGTAGTAACCTCAGTCCCTCTTCCCCCTTCGCGACGGGGTAGCCAGTAATCTTCTAACATAGTCATAAACTTACGATCATCTCTGATATCGCCAGTTTGTGCGTCATATATTAATCTGTTTTTATGCTTAACCATAATATCACGAACGTACTGCTCTGCTTTCATCTTAGGCAGATTACCAACGTCAATATACCAAATACGACGTTCAGGTGCACGCGCAAGGCGATAAATCACTAAAGCGTCTTCAAGGGTGCGCAACTGATTTAGTGGTTTAATCGCCTTATGGAGATATGATAATACCATTGTGCCTTGATTGTCTGTAAGACCAGACACAATATGAAGAATAGAATCTTTAGCAATCTTCAAACCAGTAGTCGTAGGGCCAGTGGTCTTGTTGCCAAAATTGAAACCCTTATCATTGAAAATATAATATTCATTAACAGTTTTAGTAATAGTGGCGTCACCAGGATTATTACCTTGGATACGCTTCTTCATAACTTCTCTGACCTTACGAATTTTACGTGGGTCAATATATCTTAATTCTTGAATACCTGCTCTTGGATTATTCTCATCAATAACAACGTGATAATAAAGTCTACCATCGATATACCAACGACGAAATATTTCGTAGGCAAAACGATTGAACTCTAACAAATCGCAGCAGTAATTGAATTCTTGAGTGATGGCTTTCTTGATGCTATCGTTTACTTTAAGATCATCAAGATTGATAGAAATAAGATTATCTTCTTCAATAGCAATAGATTCATTTACAATTTCGTCAATAGCAGCATCACACTCTGGCTGCAATGACATTTCACGATACTTTGTAACTAACTCAGCTTCAGATCTAACTGTACCATCTAAGTCAACATACGTACCAAAAGAACCACCTGCAGATACGACTACAGCACCGTCCTCGCTATCCTTTGGTGGAGCAAACGACGGGAGATCTGGTTCCTGTTCTTTCTTTTTGAATTCGAAGCCGAAAAAAGTTGCCATGTATTTTCCTTCATAAGTGGAGGAAGTTTATGGCTTCCTCCGTCATCATTACAATATATTTATTAACCTGGTGTATTGTCAAGTACGGCACGATCACCATATGGATTTACACCACCAGCAACACGGTCTGAAACTTCAAGCAAAGGAACCCAATAATCATATGCGAAGTTTACAGTGAATTCTTCAATGTTGTTACCAGAATTCCAATCAACTCCGATACCACTAACCTGAGTTGGGAAAGCTCCAACGAGACCATAAGATCTAATAGGAACACCATCTACACCAAATTGAACAATCTCGAAGTCAGTTTTATATAGTTCTCCGGCAGTTCCAGGATCACGGACGTTAGCAACCATACGGTTAAGAGCATTTGACCAAGCCTCAAACATAGAACGAACAGCGAAATCTTCGTCGTTCATAATAGTCACTGACCAATCAGCGAATGTTCTTTCACCAGCAACCTTAATCTTACGACCGAAATAAGGAATATCAATCGAAGAAACAGTTGATTCTGGAAGTTCAGCAGCACGACAGACAAAGCGAGCCTTGTCAGCCGATACTGGATTAAGTCCGATGTTCAAAGGAACCGAAAAGATTACTTCGAATAAGGATGGTCTGGCGCCACCATACACCAGACCATTTGTTTTAAACTGAGCGATATTAAAAGCCATTTAACTTTACTCCTCTGAGCGTTTTTTCTTTTATTTATTAAAACTTGCCAACAACTTCAGAGAACTGAACCCCAGATGGAACAGCAACGAAGTTAAGCTGGATAAAGTTAATGCTTCTAGCTGGCTTGATATAGATATCGCCGACAAACTGATTACTATCAATAATCTGTGGTGTATTGTTTGTTTCGTCACACACTACTTTAAAGTCAGTAATACCACGACGACCCTGAACCGTTCTCAGATATGGAATAATCAGATTACGGAATTGAGCACGAGTAAACGAGTCGTTGAACTCGAACAGTGAATACTTAGCAGCAGTCGAGATAGCCTTCTCAAGAACGATAAACAGACGACGAACATTGATTCTATCGAATGCTGATGGTTTAGTTTGAAGAGTCTTATCGCCGAACAAAACAGTACCCTGTCCTGGCTGAGTAACAACTGGGTTGACACCGTTTGGATAAAGAATATCACGAGCAGGTTTATTTGGATTATATGCCAGCTTGATAACATTCTTAATGTTACCACGGTTGTAACCAGCAGGTGACCACCAAGCATCATTAGTCTGATCAGTGCGCACGCATGTACCTGCGATATCACCGTTCAAAGGAACCCAACGATATAGATCATTATAACGATCGTACTGATACTTATATCCAGAATCCATAACAGCATAAGAAGAACTTACAAGAGCTCCTCTCCAGTTCTTAAGACTAGTAGCTTCTGAACCAATGTTATTGATAACTGTTGCTCTATCAGGAGAAATAAGAGCAATACAATCTTTACGAAGTTCAGCGATGTTATTAATCAAATAATTAGCCAATTGATAATTATTGATAGTTTCGCCGTTTACAACAGTAACACCACCGACTGGTTTTCCTTGAATAACCAGAGAAATGTCGATATCTTCTGGTGAAGCAAACAAATCCCATGCTTGGCCGAGAGAACTTAAAGTAGCAGAATTCTCATCAAGACCATCAGAGCCAAGTACCAATTTAATGTCAGCAGGAGCAGCAGCTACAGAAGTAGTAAGTAACTGACCTGGAGCAGAAAGAGCAACAGAACGATCATTAGCCCACCAGATGAACTGAGAACCTTGATTAAGAACATCTTTATAATAGTTACCAGAACCATCAATATTCTTAGCATCTACTGCACGCGAAAGACCTTTATAAGACTCAAGAATAGTTCCTGGTGTCCCAGTAATAATACCACCATCGTCAACAACAACAAGATGAAGCTCATCGAGAGCAGAAGTATTACCATTGTTCAACTGCCAAGTTGATTGACCTGGAGGAGTCTCAAACACATTGAAGAATTCCCAGTTACGGTTAATCTGATTAGTAATATAAGCAGAATGAAGACGATATGGATCTTCAAAAGTTACCGTAAGAGTTGAAGTGTTAGAAGTAAACTGCGCAACAGCATTAGCAGTCGGCAGAACAGGAACAATATCACCAAATGGAGTATCAGCTAATTTAATACCGCTGGTATTAGAATGAACAACATAATAAGTTGTATTACTCGTAAGACCATTAATCTCAGCAGTAGTTGAAGTATTAGAGTAAATAAGAGCGTCGCCATTAGTGAATTTATTATTAGCTATAGAGAAGAAACTATCTTTAATACCTGTATTACCATCAACAACAGCCATAGAGTCAATATCGAATGTTACATTAGTATCAAGAACCTGCATGAATTGGTAACCAATGGCAGAATTACCTGCTTTAATCTGATCGCCTATAGAAATCTGAGAAGCAATTTCATTAGCAAAATCAGTATTAGCTCCTAAGAATTTAAGATATGCATTCTTATCACCGATACGGAACTCAAGATAACGAGTCATTGTGTCAGTGTTAGCAGTTGTATTAATAACAGTAGAGAAACTATTTGGATTATCACAAACACCTATACGAAGAGAATTACCAATCAAACCTGGATATTTGGCCAGATAGATAATATCAGAATCAAAAGTGCCATCTTTAGAATTATAATCATTTAAATTCTTTACAATCTGATGAACAAGGTTGGCCACACGAGCATCCCCAGATTCAGTATCAAATCCAACTGCTGTATAAGTTGTCTCTGGTCGACCAAAATACAGGTCTACTGGGCCAGTTTGAGCAGCTGCTTTCGAAAGAACAATAGAAGAAGAATTCTTAGATACGACATAAGTTTTTTCTCCAGCTGCTATAATGCTAGCATTAGAGGTCTGTGTCAAATACATACCAACAGAAATTTCTGAAGTATCAGTTATTATGAATACATTACTAGAAGTGTTACCGTTACAAAACGGAACATAAGGAGTTGCACCAGAAGTATTAGCTGCACGAGAAACCCACAAACGATCAGCGTATGAAAGGAAGTTTGCAGCTGTGAAAAATGTTTCTGGATTGAAATTAGTAGGCTTACCAAAACGAGCTACCAGACGATCCTCGGTGTCAATAAAGACTCTTTCGCCAATTGGACCCCAACGAAAAACGCCAGCAAAGGCGCCATCGGTAGTAGCTACGGAAGGAACAACCGTAGTAAGGTCAATTTCGGTAACATTAACACCTGGGCTTAATTGAATTGCCATCTTATTATCTCCCTATTGCGAGAACTTGCTTATTCGTTCTTATTATTTATAAATTGGGAGATCTTAGAAATCTGAGTGATTGTTCATCCAGCTGTCAGAGACGAATCTCTCATAGGACTCGTCCATCATAGTTTCGTCGTGGCCAGTCTCAACAAACCCAAACGGAGCCATATCCTGCTCCATGTCATCCTCAGTTTTCTCTCTGAGCGACATAAGCGTATTTATATTTGTATAATCTTTAAAGTATTGCTGTTCCGAAAGCCAAGCAAACAGGACGAGACACATTACCAAGTCGTCGTGTTTGCCTGGTTCAGCCTCATACGAATTACCTTTCTTAGAGAAAGTCGAGAGCTCATTGATCGTATGAAAATCATTGACTACAAACTGGTTCTGTTCAATCAATAGCTTCAGGATCGAGCAACCTATCGTCTTGACTATCTTAGTAGTTCTAATGCCTTTATCGACATTACCGCCGCCAAACCCACCAGTAATTCTCTTACCCGAACGACCAGCATTCTCAGTAAAGAGTACGTTCTCGTAGCCGAAATCGTAGTGAAGAGAGTGTGAAACTTGCTCGCCAATGTCGTTTACCTCCACAAGAACCGAAGCATTATTATACGCTTTTGCTATTCTATGTATAGTGTCTGCATAATCAATAGGAGTTACTGAGTTGTTGCGATAAACACATGCCTGTTGGTATGGCATTGATGTCACATCAACCAACTGAAATGCCGAATAATCGAGACCCTTACCACGAGAAACGTCGCAGACCATAATATACACATGTTCTTTCTCTGGTTGAAAATATTGAGTAAGACCTTCTTTGTCCTGAATAGGGTTCTGATGAACAAGTTCTTTTAGTTTCCAACCAGCGATAAGTGTGCCAGATGAACCGAGAAACTCACATTCCATCTCCTGATTGAACTTCTCAATATCAAAGTTCATACCAGCCAGAGTATTCTGTTTCCATTCATCATCACGTCCTGGCACATCTCGCCAGTTGACCTGAATAGCTTTATATCCGTTTCTGTTCTCTACAGCATTAATCCATGTTGCATAGAAATGGTTCAACCCATTTGGTGTAGAAACCAGAATAATCTTAGATTCTTTACCTGATGAAATTGTAGGATACACCGAAGTGAAAAACTCATCCCAATTGTCGATATGAGCCGCCTCGTCGATAAACAATAGGTTAATAGTATAACCACGAATAGCAGAAGCAGAAGTCGCAGCAGCAAGAACACGACTATTATTCTCGAGAACGAACGAGCCTTTGTTCCACTCAACAACACCCTGCTGGAGCCATTTAGGTAGATGCTGATATGCTAATTGAACACGACCGAGAATTTCTCGAGCCGTATCGCCTTTATTCGCGAGCAGAGCAACAGTCTTATCTGGGTGAAAAATAATATACCAGAGAATATAAGCACAGGTCGTAGTGGATTTACCTGCCTGACGAGCAGTAGTAACGATAGTGTATCGGTTGTCCTTAAAAGACTCAATCATATTCTTCTGATAATCCCATGGG